TTGGATAAGGAGTTTGAGGAGCTGGTGAAGGAGTATGAGGCGATGGAGGCTGAACGTGTAGAGACTGAGGGCGAATGAAACTCACAGCGGTTGAACAAGCGAGAGCCCACAAGGTCGAAGCGTCCAAGAAGTCGGAGGGCGGGTATCAGTTGGTGATGCACACCGACACACTCATCGCCATCCTCAACAACACCAGCATCGGTGCCAGCAATCCCGGTGTGTTCGACCGCATCACACAAGCCGACGTACCAATCGACGTACTCACACTCCACGGCGCCTCAATCCACTTGGATGACCGTGTCCATGTTGGTGCGGTGAACCGCCGCCCATGCTGACCGACCAGCAACGCATCGCTGGGAAGCGGTTGAAGATTGCTGACGTGCGTACCAAGATTGGGGATCATTGGTGGGATACGAAAGCGTATCCGCATCAGATCCCACCCGACGGCGACTGGTTCTTCTGGCTCGCCGAAGAAGGTAGAGGCGCGGGAAAGTCTGCCGGTGCGGCACGCTACGTTGCGAAACACTTGAACGGGCCACCATGCTTCTCCTCAGAGGTGCCGCATAGGGTCGCACTTATCGCACCCACGTTGGGTGACGCTATCGAATCCGCTGTCACCGACGATGATGCGCTGGTCAGGTTGCATCCGAAGGCCAGGTTCACGGCTGGTGCCGGTGGGTCGACGGTGCTGTGGCCGAACGGATCCCAAGTGAGACTGTTCGGGACACTCAACCGTCAAGACGTCGAACGGCTACGTGCCGGCGGCAACAGGTGCTTGGTATGGGCTGAAGAGTTGGCGACGTGGCGACAGTTGGACGAAGCATGGAAACACATGATGCTCGGTCTACGCATAGGCCCGAACCCTCGTGTCATCGCGACGACGACACCGAAACCTCGACCTGAGTATGTGAAAGTGCGTTTGCAAGCCGACCACATTTCTCACGCTGAGACGGATGACAACCCGAACTTGAACCCCGAAGTTCGGCAGCGCTATCACGATTTGTATGACGGCACGTCGATCGGTGAGCAGGAGCTGAAAGGGAAACTCATCGAAGAAGCCGACGGCGCTATCTGGACGATGGCTCTGGTTACTGCGGCGCAGAAGTGGGATCTCCTGAAACCCGACAACGAAGACGCGACGATAGTTGATGGTCAGGACATCGGTCACCTTGGTCGTATCGTCGTCGCTGTTGACCCGCCCGGTGGAGCAACCGAAGCAGGGATCATCATTGCTGGTGTGCTGCGTGATTGCCCATGCCGAGGCGAGAAGCAGCCGCACTTCGCTGTCCTCGAAGATGTGTCAGGGAAACTCACACCCGAACGGTGGGGTGGCCGTGCCGTCGACAGCCACCACAAATGGTCAGGTGACCGTGTCATCGCTGAATCAAACTTCGGTGGCGACATGGTCGAATCCACCATCCGCAACATCGATGCGGATGTGCCGTACAAGTATGTGCGCGCCACGAGGGGCAAAAAGGTCAGGGCCGAACCGATACTGGCACTCTACGAACAAGGCAGGGTGCATCACGTCACCGAGCTCGCAGCGCTAGAAGGGGAGATGGTTCAGTGGGTTCCTGGTGAGTCTGAGTGGTCGCCGAACCGCTTGGATGCGTGCCTCATCGGGGAAACCCCTGTCATCACAGAATCAGGCGAGATGCCGTTGAGCGACATACGGGTAGGTGACCGTGTGTGGACTCGTGACGGTTGGCGGAATGTGGAGGCGCACAGGTTGACACGCAGGGATGCGACGACGGTGACTGTGGAGCTAAGTGACGGGCAACGTCTGGTAGGTACCCATGACCATCGGGTGTTGGCAAACGACACCTGGACACGACTGGATGCACTGGTGTGTGGTGATATACTGTCTGGATGGAATCAGTCACCTACCGCGGAGTCGTTTACAAACGAAACCCCGACGCCACAAACAGGGCGAACCGTGTCTACTACGCTGCGCCACGCGGGTCAGGCTACGAGTCGCTCCACCGCGAAACGTACAAAGACCATCACGGACCGATCCCAGACGGACACCATGTCCATCACATCGACGGGAATCCCGACAACAACGAGCCGACGAACCTCGAAGCGCTCACACCCAGCGACCACGCCACCGTCCATCCCGGCACTCATAACACATCACCTAAGCATCTGGCGCATCTCGAATCCATTCGACCGCTCACCGTTGCTTGGCACCGATCAGACGAAGGCCGAGCATGGCACCGTCAGCACGCCCGCAACATTCAGGACCAAGCTGTTTCGTTCCTTGTCGTTTGTGAGGAATGCGGCATCGAGGCGGAGGCGTGGCACAAAGACAAACGCTACTGCTCACGACGTTGCTCGCGTCGGGTTGCTGACCGTCAACACCGATACCAGCGGCAAATCCCATGCCCGATCTGTGGCCGGTCGTTCTGGCAATCCAAATATGGGATCAAACCCGCAACGTGTTCCCATCTCTGTGGTGGCGAGCTACGCAAGCGCCGCGCAGGACGTGTATGACATCCAAGTCGCTGATGTCCACGAGTTCGTAGCGTCTGGTGTCGTCGTCCACAACTGTGTGTGGGCTATCACGGAACTGTCGAAGAGGAAGGAATTCACATGGGGATGAGCTGGTCCGAGCCGATACGGAGAGCACTAGACATCGTACCGATCGTCCCGGATTGTGAATGGTTCCTCCGTGATCCCGTTTTCGCTGGTCTGCACTCTTTCAGAAACGCACCGGATGGGCGCCAGTATGGGGACACTGCACACACCCTGTATCCGTGGCACATCAACGGTCCAGCGCAACGTCGACGAACCACCATCGTGCTGCCAAGACACCCAACGGGGAACCGATATGTGGGCGGGCGACAATACGACATTCATACGGCCATTCATGAACTTGGCCATGTCGTAGATGAGATGACAGGCTTTGAACGCGAATGTGTACCTATCGGTGAATACGCCTCACGCCACCGACAAGAAGCATTCGCTGAGGCATTCACCGCGTGGCTGATATCCGATTACATCGACCGATGGGGATATACTGATCTTGACGAGGACGACTTCGCATGGTTCGAAGCCAACGTGAGGTAGCACAACAACCAGACCGGTGGCTGTTACCGTACACACCACTCGTTACCTGATTGGAGTAGACGTTGAACCCCGTCAAAGAATTCATGACCGGAGTGGCGTTGAAAGCAGCAGGCGTGAACGACCTCCCGTTCCCCACCCAACCCGAAGGCCTGTTCCGGTTCCACCCGAATCAGAAAGTGTTGAACTATCGGAAGGTCGGTGACGGACTTTCGAACAGTGCGGTGTCGGCGGTCGTCAGATCAATGGGTCGGGCGTACGGTGAACCCACGATGCGTGAGTATGAACGCATCGACGGGCAGGACCACATCGTTGAAGATTCTGAAGTAGCGGCGTTGCTTGCGAATCCGAATCCGCATATGGAACCCGAAATGATCGGGCTGTACGCTGTTGCGGCGATCTCGACTACTGGTGCCGGATATTTGCACAAGGTCCGCAACGTGATGGGTGACATCATCCAACTGTGGCCTCTGTATCCGGAGTTCATCCATCCCGTGACGCCACAAGACGGCACGGAGTTCCTGACGGACTGGAAGTACACGCCACCCGGCGGACGGGAGTTCCCGATACCCGCGGAGGACATCATCCAACTGCGGTGGGAGATGAACCGTCACGACTTCCGGCTGGGTCACGCACCGCTCCAAGACGTCCTGTTGGAAGTGTTGCAGGATCATGAAGCTGCCGAGTTCTCCACCGCGCTGCTAACGAACCTTGGTGTGCCGGGTGTCGTCATATCGCCGAAGGACCCGGACGACCGTATCTCGGATCCGAAGCAGGTGGCTACAGATTTCCAAGCCAAGTTCACTGGCACGAAACGTGGCGAACCGTTTGTGGGTGGCGGAGCGTTGAACGTTGAGATGGTGTCGTTCTCACCGAAAGACATGGACCTGACTGCGCTACGTCGGGTGCCGGAGGAACGCATCTCAGCCGTGTTGGGTTGGCCTGCGATCCTCGCGGGACTAGGGGCAGGTTTGACGGCTACGTCGGGTCGCGGCGAATCATCGACGTTGCGTGAGGACGCTATCGAATCGACACTGATCCCGTTGTGGAAGTTGGCGGGTCGGCAACTCACCCGACAGCTACTACACGATGAACAGTCGTTCGGTCCACCAAAACTCAATCACAGCCTCCAAATGGATCTCACCGAAGTAAGGGCATTGAAGAAAGACGAGAAGGACGAGGTCGACAAGATCGATACCGCGGTGCAGGGCGGCTGGGCGACCGTTGGCGAAGCGAGGACACTGATCGGGTTGCCTGCTGAGGACACTCATGATGTGTTCCTGCGCAACATCTCGACGTTCCCTGTACGCAGCGATGAGGACCCGACTGCTATGACTGATGGCGAACCTACAGGCTAGACGCCAAGTCAGGGCGAGACTCGACAGGGCTGTCGCCACGGCGTTTGAGCAACCGATTAGGCGTGTGTTGAAAGCGGAACGCACCGCGATTCTGCGGGCCACCGCAACCTCAGACACGCCGGCGGCTTGGATCCGTGCCGCTACGGGTGCGGTGAAAGACTCCGTGTGGGTCTCAACGTATGTGACGTTGTGGCTATCGAAACCCATCCAAGACCTGTGGGACACCCAGCAAGCATCACTCGGGACACCCGACATCAAACTCTCACTGGCGGTGCGTGCCCGCCTCACCGCAACCGCAACCGAACACGGACGTGAAGCAGCAGCGAATCAGCGCAGCATTCTGGTGACGTTGGGTACACCCAAAGACCGCAAATTCAGGTCCACTATGCGACGACAACTCACCGCCCTCTACACCACACAAGTCGTCGACCGTGCCACACACCTAGCATTCGTTGAAGCACTCCAAGCAACCGAAACCGTTCGCTACGAAGCATCCCGCCTCTCGTCGGAGACAGCGCTGTATCGGATGCGGAAAGTGTGGTTCACACAAGGCGACCACCTCGTACGGCCGACACATCAGAAAGCGAACGGCACATCAAGATTCGTGAACCACCAAGGGTGGGGTGGACGGCCCGGCAAGTTCTTGATCGGTGGGGCCCTGTTGAAACATCCACGTGACCCGGCGGGGCCACCAAAAGAGGTTCGGGGTTGCCGTTGTTTCGTCGAGTACCGGAGAGTTAGGCAGCAGCGTCAGCCGAGGTAGGGTATACTCAGAGCAGCGACCCACAAGGAGAACAACCATGAGTGATCCGTATGCGACGTGGGACGGTGCGCCTGCTACCGATATGTCAGATGGGTTCCCCGATGTGCTGATGGTGCCTTTGGTTCAGGATCTGAGAGCAGCCGGGTTCGTGACATTTCAGTCATGTCAGGGTCACCTCTTACCAGAGTACGGTCATGTCAGCAGGGACGGAGGGTTATGGATCCGTGAGGCACCACCGTATCCGTATTCGATGCAGCCGTTCACTCGCATTCAGCATGTGATGCATGGGCCTGAGGGGCCTCTGATCGAATTCTGGTGGCATCCAAGCGATCAGCATGACGCGATTTTGGAGTTGAGGAGAGGCTATGTGGTTGATGTCTGAAACGTTATGACTCTTTCCTCCTGAGGGCGTGGCGTTCTCCTATGCCGTGACATGACGAAACAGACGGCTATGCTTCACAGAACCACTTGGAGGTTCCTGTGGACACACAGACAGCCGTACTGGCGATCAAAGAGTTCGTC